CTCGCGCAACGCGGTTAAACTTCTCAGCCATTATCTTATGGTGTTCACCTTCAATAAAATCTGGCCACATGTGTTTTACAAAAGCAAGAAAATCATCTTTAATCGTTTGCTCTTTTTTCTTTTCGTCAAGTAGTAATAATGTTCGCAAATATTCTTTGCGTGTATCTTCAGGTAGATTTTTTAATTGATCTGGAGTTAACATTTGAAAAAATTTTATAAAAAATTTTGCACCTTTGCTTTTTACAGTGAAAACGATTTTAACCCATATCTATTTATGAATCAAGTCTATATGTGGTATGTATAGGGACCCCTATATACTATATCTGGGGTAGGGTAGTCAGTTAAGTTACAAGCTCAAGAATGGCCAGGGACCCCTCGAGCCGAGCGAAGCGAGGCTTAAGGCAGTTAAGCCGCGAGCAGTTTAGAATGATTCTAATGTACAAAGATAAGTAAATAAATAGTTGACAGTATTTTACAAATACAGTTAAACTATGGGATAACAAGAGAAAGGATATAATATGTATAGATGTACAATCTGCAACGCAGACAATAAACCAGACTATATGTTTAATGATAGTAAATGTATGGACTGCGTCACCGAGTTAGAGTGGCAAGACAAAGAAGAACACCAATCATATATGGAAGGATATCAAGATGAATAGTGGAATATGGGAACTATCATTCATACTAGTATTTATAGGACTATGTATAGGGTGGATAATGCTATGAGATATATTAGTAAACATGGCTGGTTATATATAATGGTTATACTTGCTGGGCTATACTTTCCAGCAAGGGCTATTGCATTTTGGGGGTTTGGAATATGAGTAAGTCAGCTAGATACTGTGTGACTTGTGGTAGGAAGTTCTATCCCAAGTCATACACAGCATACCCTCAAGACGAGTATCACTATACAGGACAAGAAACTATAAGATATGATGTAGAGTTAAGCCACAAGCACTTTCATTCACAAGGTTGTATGAAAGAGTGGATTGCAAGATACTCTCGTGAGTTCTCTAATTTAGTTGACAACATATCACATAATGTGATACAAGATAATAGCAACATAGAGAAAGGATAATAATATGGAAGCTAATAAACTAAGACTAAACCAACAGAAACGACAGCTACTTAAAAGAGAGTGGGCGTCAACTGTTTGGAATAAAACACCAATGGAAGTTGAGGACAATCTAAGACTTGCCATTGATAATTACAGAACAGTAAAACAACAAACTTGGGATAATGTAATCACACCTATATTGGATAGTAAGTTTCCAATAGATGATATGAATATATTAGCCAAGTACGATAGAGGTGATAATCATTACAGATCATTCACAGAAATAGATCAATGCTTTTATTTTAAGCCAAAGCATACAGACAGTAGTGAGGCTCAATACAAGTGGACTATTGATGATAAAGAAATGAAAGCATTATACCACTTCGAGTTGCAAGATAAAGGACACCAAGCAACACTAGAAGTTGAGTATAATGAAACTAAAAGAGATAAAAACCCTCACTACCATGAAAAGACAAATGCTATTGACAAGTCTTTAGAGGAATTTTCTGCTCCACTTGATCGAGGTTTATGGGACAAAAATAATTGTGGTCATTATAGGCATAATAATAAATATAGTGATGACATATCTCATTTCAGTCGTATCGTACCCAATACAGGTGGTTGTCATACTAGAGCTATGATGTGTGAAGAACACCATTGGGAACAACTCAAGATGTATGCAAAAGCTCAAAGCAGTTTGACTAATGCACATAGAGAGTTGTGGCAAATGAAGTACGAGCTAGTCAAAGATATGTACAGCATCATTGACCAATCTAAGTTCTTATCTGATGTCAAAGAATATTGGCAAGATGTAGAAGAGTGTGTTTCATTCGAGACAAGCGATATCTCAAGAGAGTTGTCTATTGTTTCTGATGATACAAAAGAAAGACTAAAACATTCACTTGCAGTTAGACAGACTGCAAGAGAACAGCAACCAAAAGAAGTTGAAGTTGCTATACCAACGCAAGGTTTTGCCATGGTAAATTAATACTTCTAAAACTTGGCATGGTAGATATATCTGTAAGCCCAAGTATAAACCGCTGTGCGGTGACAAGATAGACAGTAGTGTAGTAGACTCAAGTATCTTGTCTTCGGACCGCTGTGCGGTGACAAGATAGAGGGATAGATTACCCCAGGTCTTCATTCCACCTGACGCGTAATCTCAGTATTGCTTAGTTACTACTGCTATCTTGTCGCCGGACCGCGGTCCAGCGTCAACCATTGAGTGCGAGAAGGTTATCTCAAGAAGTGACATTAAACTACTAGACCTTCAAGCCCTGGAGGTAGCACGCGTCGATGCTCCAGGGCGCAAGGTAGTTCGAAGCTCCAACCTTGTAAAAAAAAGGAACTTTAGGTTTTTGCACGTTTCCCCTCACCTGAAACGTGCGCAAGAGCGCAAGCAACAAGCCACAAGCGGCAAGCACAATTTAGAATGATTCTAATGTGCAAAGATAATATTTGACAACATGTCATGAATATGGGACATTATGATATTAATAATAGAAAGGATATAATATGACACAAGATTATAGAAAACGATTAGTACCGCAAGACTCACAAAAAACTGTACACATTGGTACAAGTGACACCAGCGGAGACGTTAAGGTAGCGGACTTACAACTTAGCCTAATGTATCAAGCATTGATGTTGCATCCGATGAAGTTGACGCGCACACAGCCGCCAGCCCTGGCATGGTGGAAGCAGGTCTTTGGACTGAAAGGCAACAAAGAAAAAATAAAAGTCGAAGCTAAAAAAATATGGATGGCAAGACTGGGCCCCCAGGACGACGGCTACAAAGACCGAGTGTTAAAAGTTACAACCGCCGGTGAGTAATAAATCAACATATAAAAGCAAGTTGCTGCGGGCTGAAGAGCTCGCGGCACCTGCGCCGCGGATCGTTGGCACTGTAAACGATTACTGGGTGCAAAGGCGCAAGCAGCGCGAAGCTACAAGCATCAAGCGGCAAGCAACAAGCAAAAATACATTGACATTATTTAAATAGTATGGGATAAAGTGATATACATTAATGTACAGCTGGGCCCTTATGTCTGAAACTCGGGCCCGGCGGCTAACAAGAAAGGATAATATAATGGAAATACAACAAATATATATAAGAGACTCAAAAAAAGCGTTTGATAACGCTGCATCTAAAGGCTTCAATTGTAAAGATACACATATGTATATGTATACTAAACATGGGGCCGGCAAACCTTACGACGTGTTCAAACACATCATGACAAGAAGACATGAAACGGTGTCACTATGAACGCGTCAAATAGAAAAGTAATTACTGGAGGGCTTAGCAAGCCCTCTAAGATGCCAGGCTATGCTTACAACTTACCGGCGACAGAATGCAAGATAGGTTCTAAACTGGTTAAGATACCCGGTTCTGTTTGTCATGGCTGCTATGCACTGAAGGGCCGCTATCGTTTCCCAAATGTTAAAGAAGCAATGCACCGCCGGCTGGCAAGCATCCAGGACCCGCGATGGGTTGAGACAATGGCCGCGGACATAAACGCGCGCAAGTCTAAATATTTTAGATGGCATGACTCAGGCGACATTCAAACAATAGAACACTTACGAAAAATATTCGATGTATGCAGGCTTACGCCTGACATCGCGCACTGGATACCTACAAGGGAGTCCGGGATCCTTTCTAAGATTGACCCGGTTGAGGTGCCGGGCAATCTAACAATAAGGTTAAGCGCAACAATGGTAGATGGCAACGCGCCAAAGTCCTGGGCCCTGACAAGTACAGTTGTATCCAGTGGCCGCACGTGCCCGGCCCCTGATCAAGGCAATGAGTGCAAGACGTGCCGCGCCTGCTGGGACCAGTCGATACCTAACATAGCATATGGCAAACACTAACCCGCTAATCGGGCGAACCTTTCCCTTCTCAAGGGAAAGGATCGAACCCTTATACAAGAACAGAATACAAGCGGTCCTGAGACGCGAACAGATGCGCGCGAACTATAAAAAAAAGCGGCAAGCTTCAAGCAGCGAGCCACAAGCCACAAGCGTCAAGCTTCAAGCAACGAGCGCTTGACAAAAGACTCAGGATATGGGATAACATGATATTAAATAACAGAAAGGATACTTATGACATTAAACTTAGTAAAAGGCGACTTCACGGAGCTGGAAGATGCGCTGCGCGCGCAGGTCCAGAAGCTGGAGGAGGAGAACAATCGACTGGAGGAGAAGGTCTTTCTTCTGGATCAGGGGAACAAGTTGCAGAAAGACTTGATCGACCAGCTAGAAGCGCAGATCGTGCGGCAGCAGGTCCGCGCAGAGGCCATGGCGACACTGAGAGACGGCATGCGCGAGACCATCGACATGCTCAGAGAAGAGTTCGACACGGGCTACAAGAAGCCAAGCTGGGTGTCTTCTCCAAAACCTTCCGACGAATAACTAACAGGGGCCTTCGGGCCCCGTCCCCAGGATATAGAATCAAGCTTCAAGCAGCAAGCAAGCCTCAAGCCCGGACCAAGCTTCAAGCGGCAAGCGACGAGCTTCAAGCGACAAGCCACAAGCAGCAAGCTCCTGGATCGCGGCCCCTGGATAAAGTATCGGGCACCGTTGATCGTGGGTCGCTGCTAAGATATACGTGTTTGTAGGGTGCTTGATATGGAAGGCAATTTGGTGTGGTGAGAAGGATAATTTGTTAGCTTTTGTTAGCTTTAATTCAACAGTAAAAAAACCACGCTTTTCAGTGTACCCGACTAGATCAGGAAAGCCAAAAGATGCCCAAGATTCAATGCGTGTCCAAATTATATTAGGTGTATTTTTCTTAACTTTTTGCCAAAGTCTAGACTCATTTTTCATGCTAAATTATTCGACTATAATTACCAGTCTATACTTCTCAGTTGAGCCAACTATTTTGTTCTCAACCAACTTAGCTTCTCTAATATTAAATTCTTTTTTTAATGGGTTTCGGCCTTCTGGTAAGACCATCATAACTCTGGCTTCAGCACCCACAGGGCTTTCACAAAACTTTTCTAATACATGTACTAATGTTTTAGTAGTGTAATTTAAATAACCTGTTTTTAACTGACTTTCTTGTGGACCATACAAATCTAATCTTTGTAAAGGTGTTGGTTTCTTTTCTTTCATGTTATCTCCTTTTTCCTTGCCCTTTATATTTTTTATGTCCCCTGCGTTTGTGTTTATTCTTGGGGCGTGAACGTACGCTGTGTCCTATTGATGTTCTTTTCTTAGGGCCAGCAGTGTGCTCCTGATATGATTTAGCTTTTTTCATCGACTAATGTATAATCTCCTTTTATTAATACTTCGTTTTCTTGGTATATCTTTTTCATCTTAGCTTCCAAGTCTTCAATAGACATGTCTTCTAGCTTACCTGTTCTAATTATTTTTTGTTCAATGTATAGCCCTGCTGCTTTGCCTCGCGCAACTTCCGCATTTGTAGCTGCCGAGAAAGCTCCCTTTGCCAAAGCTTCTTGGCGTATACGACCGAGTTCTGTGATGTGACGTTCAAAGCTAACTTCATACTTCTTTTGAATTTCAGATCTGATCTCTCCAATGTACTTGACGACGAGTGGGCTAAAGTTTGGGTCACGCAACCTTGAAGCCGTGACATGGCACGATCCTTCAGCATAACCAGCTTCTTTAGCACATTCTGTAGGTGTTTTACGTCCTTCATTGTATACCAATAACTCTGCAAATTTCTTTTGTTGCTCTGATAGTTTTTTGGGTAATCCCATTGCTAATGTATACTAAATTTAGCTTTTGTTAGCAACAGTATTATTCGATAATTTCTTTAATTTTTAATCGGCCCATGTCTTCGTATACAACAGCTTCTACTTCTTTGCAGCTCATGTATATGCCTTCTTGGTCTTCTCCAATATTACGAGAGATAATACGCTTCTGCTTAAGGCAATCACTGAGGCCATCCGTAGGCACCATCTCTACAGTAGAACCATTTTGTATCATGAGTATTGCAAAAACAATTTTAATGGTTTCCATTCTTTCTCTCTTCTAGATCTATAATACGATCTTCATGAAATTGTATAACCATATCATTTTTTAATATCAGTGGAATCTCTGACTCCATTTGTTCCTTGAGCTTGTCCACATTCTCGCCGAGGTACTCGACCAACATGTAGAGCTCTTGGACCTGTGGACTGACCATGCCGCCTTTGGGCACTGAATCAATAAAAGTATTAGCGGATTCTAAATCTTTTTCCATTAACTGTAGTGTAGTCTCAATGTTATTAAGCCTTTCTTGAATTGAGAAAAAGCTCATTGTGCCGATCGCCACGGCTCCCAGTATTGCTAAAAGATTACGCGCCGGTAACGAAATTTGTGTCGAGTCTGATAACTTGACCATGTTACAATCCTTTTAATAAAGGGTTGTTATTTTCTAGTTTAACTTCATCTATCTTTGCAGCTAAATATTCTAGTGTTGCTTTATTGATATTGATTTCAACGTTTGCTTTTTGTATTTGTTCTTGTAAAAACTTAAGTTGAACTGTTACATCATTGTCAAGTTCTTTTATTTCTTTTCTAATCTCAGATAAATCTACTTTTTGATTGACTACATATTTCTTTTTTTCTAACGCATCAATTCTTTGATTAAATGTACCCCAAGTATAAAACCCTCCACCAATAGCAGAGACTAATGCAATTAACATTCCGATTGTTTGTAATTTAGATATTGTTCCTTGCACTTAAGGCCTCCTTTAATTTTCTATATGCTGTGTCTGTCTTGTTCCTGCTTTTTTGTAATTGAACATTGTACACAAAAATAGGATCTTGCATCATCATAGCTAGTTTTTTTTCTTTGTTATTATAAATAGTTTTATCATAACCTTCTAGTTTAATTTGTTTAAAAAACATAAGGTCTCCCGTAGGTAATTGTTCGTCAGTAAATAAAGTATTGTTGACAGATGCATAAACTTCTAAATTTGGTTCTTCTCCTAGTAGTCCTTGTTTTGTAGGTTTTATGATATTGACCGTTGTTTTAATTGCATTAAGATCAACATCTAAATCTATTTTTTCTTTTATCTCTGGTTGCTCATCTTCTATTTCTGC